CGAGGACGAGGACTCGCCAGGCAAACCGCCGCTGACTGAAGCGGCTCTCCCCTGCAAGAATCAAACGGAGATCGACCAAACAATAAGTATGGGCGGCACTGTCCCAGCAGGGCGAGGCTGTCCTGGTACCACACACGCTCCAATATCCTTACCGGCGCTGGCTGGCATCGGAATAGAGCCGGCCCGACTGGATATTTCTCATATATATGACTTCTTAGGTCTTCCCCTGCCTCCTCGCGGAACAGCCAGAAATAAGATTACAGAGGCATTCAGCGAGGTTATAAGTAATATAAGGGCCGGAACTCGAATAATCTACAACACTCCCTATATGCAGGCCGGTGATGACACCATGGTTGCCCTTCAAAAATTTTATAATGGAGTTGGGCTTGATACACAAAGACAGCACTTCCTGTCCACTCGCTCGGACTACCTCACGTGGAATCCGGCGGTAGACTTGCCCCAGGTAGAAGCCGGCCAGTTCATGTGGCCGTCCCCGGCGGGCTACGTACTGCACGTTAACACGGGGATCGAAGCGACTACGGGTATACCCACCATGGATTTCTTGGTAGCGGCATCTCTCGCCGGCCCAGATAGAATCAAAGAAATCTTTGATTCGAAGGATGCCGGCCTGATCGCAGACATCGCGAGCCAAGAGAAATATAAATTCTTATTTAATCACATATTTGATGCCGAAAAGATTGTAGGATTTATATTTCTCTATGGACAAATGAAGACCGAAGATCAATCAAGTGATTTTAATCATCTTTTCGATGATACCAAGCAAGCAATACGTACTATTATCCGCGCCGCACTCGCCGGTGACGATTATACCCATATAGATCCCGAAGCCGTGTCGGATAGTGACCGCGCGCGCCAAGAGGCATTAGGTATCGCCGGCGCAGCTGGCGGGGTGTTCGCACAAATGGGCGCTTCTTTTGTCTTAAAGATGTTGATAGAAACGCCCTTACGTATTTTGAAGGGCCTCGCCGAGATTATGGATCCTCACGTTATTGTGGGGAATGCTATCAGAGATGTAACCGGACAGGCAATAGTTGCGGCAGATCCCATATGGAGTGCGGCTCAGTCCGCCGCGGGCTTCGGCGTCGCCGCCGCCGGAGGCTTGCCTCCTCCCACTGAAGAACAGGCCGAGACAGCGGAAGCAGTACTCCAGGAGATCGGCGCCGCCGCCTTGGATATGGACCTCCCGGAGTTTATGCAGGCGGGCATCGACGAAGCCTTTTCAGAACTTCCGCGGCCTCTTAGACCGAAAGTCTCCGATAAGGGACTTAATTTAATAGGAACATTACCTTTTATGTTCGCTGTACCACCATTCATATTCGGAATTATCTATATACTTTTAGATTTGATGAATGCAGACTGGGGGCTACCCGAACCGACACCGGACCCGGACTGCGCGGGATATCTACCTCCCCCTGCCCCTGCGTTGCCTCCTCTAATACCGGTACGCTCGGCTGACGATGCTGAAGATGCAGACGATGTGTCTCCTTGCGACGATGACGAGGAAGAGAAGTCGCCGAAGGCCCGGGCTGCTGCGCGCCGTCTACGCGAAGCCGCTGAAGCAGCGGAGAAGCCTCCTCGACCCTATGGTCCTACAGATCCTGCATGTATTGATGAATAGATGAGAGCGCCAATGGTTAAGATGACGGGGGATAAATGTTTTTCATAACTAATTAAACTGGACAAATGAAAAGGACAGAAATATGAACGGCTTATCACCTAAATTTCCTTTAAGGTTTGATTATGCGGGAGGGGCATACACCTTAAACAAAACTTATAGAGAAATGGTTAAACAAAATTTGAAAAATTTAATACTGACTAATCCGGGCGAAAGAATAATGGATATGAACTTTGGCGCGGGCCTCCGAACCTATTTTTTTGAATCTATGACCCATAATACTTACCCTCAAATAGCGGCCGATATCGAGGAGCAAGTTAAGAGGTATATGCCTTTTGTGCAAATCGATAGCATCAATTTTACGGCCGGGGACGAAAGTGCTGGAACCGGCAATGTTTTAGGTGTCGCTGTCGCATATACGATCCTTCCATTACAAGAAGAAGATGAGATTAAAATACAGGAAAGTGCTGAGGCATTTTAAAACCGAGGAAACAGGATGGCATCCAACTCTAAAAAGAAAATTAAAGCAATAGATTATACCAGTCGTGATTTCGATAGTATTAAAACGTCACTGGTAAACTATGCCAAGCGGTATTATGCGGATAGTTTTAAGGACTTTAACGAGGCTAGCTTCGGGGCCCTGGTACTGGATTCAGTTTCCTATATCGGTGATATACTTTCTTTTTATTTGGATTATCAAGTAAATGAATCATTTTTGGACACCGCGGTAGAATACGACAATGTTGTTCGTATAGCGCGCCAGTTAGGGTGGAAGTACACAGACTCTTCAACATCAACCGGCCTCGCACAATTTTATGTTACGATCCCGGCCGATTCATCTGGCGCCCCGGATTCAAGTTATTATCCCACTCTGCGTGTGGGGAGTCAGTTCAACAGCATAGATGGTAAACTTTTTACTTTAACGGAAGATCTATACTTTGGCGCCGCAGGAAATGAAATAATAATCACCACCATGAATGCAGTTACCAATGTTCCCACACATTTTGGTGTGAAGGCTTCTGGAAAGGTAATATCAGGGCGTATTAAGAGAGAAACCAAAACCATAGGAGATTTCCAGAAGTTCCTTCAGGTTGATTTATCAACACCGAACCCGTCGGAGATAATTGCAGTAGTTGATTCCGAAGGGCATGAATATTTTGAAGTTTCCCACTTGGCTCAAGAGATAGTTTATAAAGGCGTACGCAACAATAAAGCTGATAAGTCAACGGTTACGTCCATACTAAAAGCGATGCCGGCCACCAGGAGATTTGTTCTTGAAAAAACTCGTGATTCTGCGCTCTTACAGTTTGGTTATGGAAGTGACAGCGAACTAACAAACGAATCAGTCCTTGATCCAAGCAAAATCACTTTAAAGCTTCATGGACGTGAATACTCCACTGCGACAGAGTTCGATCCCACAAACCTAACTGGTACAGATAAATTTGGTATTGCTCCATCGAATACCATTCTAACTATTCAATATCGCGTTAACGACCCGGGAGACGCAAATATTGCCTCTAATTCTTTGACTGGGATAACAACGCCCATTGTAGAGTTTGAAAACCAAGGCAGCCTCGATACTGTTAAAAGAGCTGCAGTAGCCGGCTCTTTAGAAGTGAATAACGAAGAACCGATTTTAGGAGATGTTTCGCTACCATCGGCTCAAGAGATAAAACAAAGAGTTTTTAGCCATTACGCCACACAGGGCCGCGCCGTAACGCTTGAAGATTATCAGGCGATTGTTTATTCGATGCCACCTAGTTTCGGTGCTATTAAGCGATGCTCCATGCAGCGCGATTTTGACTCTTTTAAACGGAATCTCAATTTATATGTTATTTCTGAAGATAACAACGGATTCTTGACCACCACCAACTCTACAATTAAGGAAAACGTGAAGACGTGGCTAAGTCGATATAAAGTAATAAATGACACTATCGACATTTTGAATGCATATGTAGTTAATTTTGGGATTGAGTATATTCTCGTAGCCGATTATGAAGAAAACAAATTTAATGCCCTTACGGCCGCCAATGCGCGCTTACGAAACTTCTTTGCGAACAAGAACTATGATATAGGACAATCTTTATTTATAACGGACATCTACAAAGAACTCCAAAGGGTGCCCAATGTAATCGATGTCATAGACGTCAAGATAGTTCCCAAAGTCGGTGGCGTTTATTCCCAGGCGAATTTTGATTTTAATGCTCACCTATCTAATGATGGCAGATATATCACTTCGGAACGAACTTCTATATTCGAGATAAAGTTTCCCAATACAGACATACAAGGAAGCATAGTCTAATGGCCATTAAGCGGTATGCCGCAACAAAAGACAATACTATAACTAATGCTTTTAGGGCCTCTTTGATTGACAGTCAACGAGGGACCGGCTCCAATATGGGCGCCGCAGATGTTTTAGAAATATTTTCTATATACGGAGAGGCGTCCGGATCTAGTGGATTGTCTGCTGAACTATCGCGCGCTATTTTGGAGTTCCCGATTTCTACAGTCTCAAGCGATAGAATAGCCGGCACTCTTCCGGCGAGCGGCAGCGTGACTTGGTATTTGAAGATGTACAATGCACGTCACGCATTTACGCTACCGCGACAGTTTAATCTGCTGGTCCAACCAATTGGTAATGCATATACTGCCCCCTCTTGGGAAGAAGGGGTTGGCCTGGATATGGAAGAATATTTAGACGTAACCTATAATAATAGCGGTTCCAACTGGATCCGCCGCGGCAAGAATGGCGCCTGGATACGCCCGGGCGGCGACTTTCTGACCGGAGCTGCGGACCCCTCCTATAACGTATCATTTCCCAAAGGATATGAAAATTTAGAGGTAGATATAAGTTTTATGGTGGAGGACTGGCTTCAGAGCGAGACAGGCAGTACCGGTACAGCCAACAATGGTTTAGGCGTTTATTTAACAGGAAGCCAGGAAGCTTACTTTTCAAGTTCCGTTGCGCTGCCTGCCGGCGTTACGGGAACCGGTAGCCAGGGGAGCCTTTTATATAATACGCAGGGCTCCACGGAATCATATTATACAAAGAAGTTTTTTGCAAGGTCCTCGGAGTTCTTTTTTAAGCGGCCTGTTTTGGAGGCTCGATGGGATTCTCGTACTAAAGATGATCGCGGCAGCTTTTATATTAGCAGCTCTTTGGCGCCAGCGGCAGATAATCTTAATACTCTATACTTGTATAACTATGTTCGCGGTCGCTTGGTTAATATACCGAGCGTCGGACAGGGTGAAATATTGGTGAGCATCTACTCGGGATCGAACGAGATATCTGGGGCAAAATTACACTTGCCCGCGGGCGGTGGCATAACGACTGATGGCCATCGCAATGTTACTGGCGGCTGGCACAAGACGGGCATTTATACGGCCTCCTTTGCGGCCACAGGAACGCTAACAAAGTTTTTTGATGTCTGGTATAGCGGTTCCGCGGCCGCTCCTGTACACTACTGGACAGGATCTTTGGCACCAAAAACACTAACTGCCTATAACAATGCGCCCACAAATCAATATGTTACCACCATTAGTAACTTAAAATCTAGTTATATGCGCAGCTCTACTGCTCGCTTCCGAACATTCATTCGAGAGAAGGATTGGTCCCCAACTATTTATACGGTTGCTACCAGCACGCTTTCTAATACATCTTTGGCGAGCGCTTCTTATAAAATCTTTAGAGCAGCCGACGACCTAGACGTGATACCATACGGAACGGCGAGTGCTTACTCTACGTATCTTTCATATGATGTCTCCGGAAACTATTTTGACCTAGATATAGGAATGCTTGAAGCTGATTATATGTATGGAATCAAGTTTGCTTATTATAATGGCTCGATCGGAGACTGGGTAGAGCAGCCGGAAGAGTTTAAGTTTAGAGTCGAAGAAGGTTAGGTATGAGTCTCAAAGATTTATTTGACAAAATCACCGTCACCAAGTCTTTAGCCCGCAAGTCCGCCCAAGAAGTTGGGGGCGATGTAGAGTCGGTTAAATATATTGAAGCCGACGTCATTCACGAAAAGAGGTTTGTACCTCGGGTAGACTTTACGGAGCCCAAAAACTTCGCTCGCTATGGCTCCGCCAGAAAATATTACGCCGATGCGATATCTAACATCTATAAGACGTATCCTTACGATGGATCTTTATCTGAGAGGCTTGCGTGGCAAAATAGTTCTTCATATATAGACCTACACATTCTCGATAATGAATATCCTAGGACTACGGGATATATTAACTTTTCTTATATAACGTGGGGCGGCCAGGCTTCTATAAGTTCCGATGGATATGGTCTTCCTGACGATTTGGAATATATTAGTTTATACGGCGGCCCGCATATTAAAAGTACGGTCCCTCGTCCCGCCTCTGCAAACATCTGGGACCCAGCCGAATCCCGAGCTTCGAATCTAGACTTTGATCTGACCAAGGGTGTGTCGGTAGAGTTTTGGCTCAAAAAGCAAGCTTTTGATACGAGTAACACCGAGAAAGAGGTTATTTTCGATCTGTGGAACAACGAAGCAACCACTTCTACCGATTACGGCCGCCTCCGAATCGAGTTGACAGGCAATGCAGGGGGAACAGATCCATTTATTGTAACGCTTTTATCGGGATCGGATGAAGTAGGAGTCCATGGTATAGCTTCGGCCTCGGTAGGCACTTCCGCAGTTACGGTTGCCACCGTCTGCGACGACTCATGGCATCACTACGCATTTACTTTTAAGTCCGCCAGTGCCGGAGGAATCACTACTAGATTTTATGTTGATGGCGCCCTAAACAAAGAAAGTTCGCTAGGTACAGGAATACAGGCGGTTAGCGGCGCCCTATCTGCTTATATTGGTGCCCTGCGTACGGCCACTTCGGGGGCTGTAGGCGCCCAATATGCCGGCAAACTATCGGGATCCCTCGATGAGTTTCGGTATTGGAAGACACAACGCTCTTCTAAAGACATTGGACGCTATTGGATTAGCCAAGTGGGAGGTGGAACCAATACCGACGTCGCCAACACGGACCTAGGCGTTTATTATAAGTTCAACGAGGGGATTGTTGGGACTGCCGCTAAAGACTTAACTATCCTAGATTTTTCGGGGCGTGTTACTAATGGCACCTGGAACCGGGATGCAGCCTACAATTCAGCGATAAGAAATACTGGTTCTGCTATCGTTTCTGCTTCTGCAGCGACCCACGAGTTCTTAGATCCTATTATGTATTCGGCCCACCCCGCGGTCAGCGCCTTAAACACCAGATTAGAAATCAGCGGCACCACTTATGACGCTAATAATAATGCTTCCCTGTTTTCGATGTTTCCGACATGGATGCAAGAGGAAGATCAGGAAGCCGGTAACACCCTGAACGACCTAACACAGATTGTTTCTAGCTACTTTGATTCACTACAACTTCAGATTGAGTCCATAAACCATGTTAAAAACTACGAATATGTGACCGGCTCAACAAAACCTAATGTTTTTGCCAATCGACTGTTAGAGTCTCGTGGTCTTTTGGCACCGGAGCTATTTTTGGATGCCGATTTACTCGAACAGCTTCAGGATCGAAGTGAAACTAAAATCTTTGACAAGTCTCTTAACGACATTAAGAACACAATCTATCAAAACATCTATAATAACCTGATTCACATTTATAAGTCAAAGGGTACTGAAAAATCATTCCGTAATCTTTTCCGATGTTTCGGCATAGACGAAGAACTTGTTAAGCTAAGCCTATATGGAAATAATGTTGAATATCAGTTCCGAGACAATACAATCGCGTCAGAGACACGCAAACGCCTAATTGACTTCAATCATACCGATAGAAACTCGGCCTTAGTATTTCAGCACTCATCTAGTGCCGATCAGTCTAATACAGTGAGCTTTATTACAGGCAGCTCTGAGTTGACGGGCGGATATGCTTTTACTTTAGAGACGGAGATACTCTTTCCCAAGAAAATTGAGCCAGGCCACAAACTCTATAGTTCACAAAACTTCACTCAGATATCATCATCGCTCTTTGGAGTGCATACGGCGGGCACTGATGGAGATACTACTACGTGGAGCACGCCCGATCAAACTAACTTTCAGGTATATGCTGTGCGCGATCAGGAGGGCTCAAATAATGCTAGATTTGTTTTAACTTCTAGTAACGGAGGCTATTTCCCTCAACTAACAAGTTCTGTTTTTAATCAGGTCTATGATAATAGCAAGTGGTCATTAGCGGTTCGCGTTAGGCCGGACTCCTATCCACAAGCCTTTTACGCTAGCGGTTCATTGCATGATGCCGGCGGCGTCGACGACGCGGGGCACAGGTGGGTTATTGAGTTTTATGGCGCCCAGTATGTATCGGACGTGCTTTTAAATGAGTTTTCGGCAAGCACTGGCGTAGCGGGCTATCCCGACAGCCCCACTATGGCCAGCACCCATGCCGGATTCATGACCGGCTCAAAACGCGTATATGTCGGCGCACATGCAACCAACTTCACCGGTCCGGTTATCACCAAGTCCGATGTGAAGATAGCCGCCTGCCGGTACTGGCTTGATTATCTGGAGAATGACACAATAAAGGCCCACGCCAAAGACGTAAGCAACTATGGAGCGCTAGCGCCCTACAAGAATGCATACTTATTTCAGACGCCCCGCGTTTTTAATGTCCCGCAAATTGAAACTTTGGCATTAAACTGGGACTTCGAACAGGTCACCGGCTCAGATGCTTCAGGCCAGTTTACAGTATCAGACTTTTCTTCTGGTTCGCTGGCCCTAGGAACATCTTCCTACGGGTCCCTGGGGCCCATTCTGAAGGTGCAACATCCCGGTTTAGGCTATAACTTCCCCGCTAGTACCGCTAAAGTAGTGGATGTAGATTATCTTGTTTCAGCTAGACAGACTCTTCCTGAGAACATTTATGCCCAAGACATGATAAGCATTCTAGACGAGGCGGATGATCTCCAGTTTACTCGGGAGAGCCGTCCCATTAACTTCTTCTTTGCTTTTGAGAAGAGCATGTACTCTACTATATCTCAAGAAATGTTAAATATTTTTGGCACTATCAATGATTTCAATAATCTGATAGGAGAGCCGGTCAACAAGTATCGTATGAACTATAAGCGCATGGAGAAGTTGCGAACGTTATTCTTCGAGCGCGTTAGCAACACTCCCGACCTTGAAAAGTATGTGGAGTTTTATAAGTGGTTCGATAGTTCTCTAGGCAGGATACTAGAGCAAATGATTCCCGCTTCGGCAGACTTTGGCGAAGGTGTTCGCGTAACCGTAGAGAATACTATCCTGGCGCGCGACAAGTATCAACACAAGTTCCCAACTTTAGAGATGAAGGTAGCAGACCCAGAAGGCGCCTTCGTGGCGGCTCTAAACTCAAGCCCTGGCTGGAAGTTTACGCATCGGCCCCTCAACGGCTTGCAAAGCACTAATGCTCACTGGTGGAAAGAAATGGCTCTTAGGGCAGATGCGGACGCTTTAGCCACTCCCAATACAAATGTTAACTTTGGTCGCAGCATGATTCTCAAGGCGCGCCAATCTATTCGCAACAGAAAGAAAACGACCCCTTATCGCATCAACTTTGAAAACCTTGAAGAGTCACGCCGCGTAATTCGCGGAGGAGTCAATATTCCTCGCGGTTCACGTAGGGATATCCTTTATACTGCCACGTGGCCCGCCGGCCCTCTGAAGGCAGGCACCAACCTTCCATCGAATGTTATGCTGCTTTTTGCAGAAGACGTAAATAAGGGAAAGGATATCATCGACGTTCTAAATCCTTCCGCAAAGAAGCGCCTAAGCTTTGAACTTGATACGGCCATTAACAAGTCAGTCCCGTATACCGTTTTGGATGGTGCGACCGCTGCACCGTTTAGCCTGTATAGCTCTTCTTATCCTTATCATGCGAGCGGATATAGCGCTTTGGTGTCGTCTAGTTTTACGGACGGCGTTGAGCTGACGAACCTTCACAATGATGTTTATGGGCCACATTATGAGGCACCCGTACAGGGACCATTTACGGAGAAGTTTGTAGGAGGGCGCCAGTATCGCCACGTTGAACTTAATCTAAGCAGTGCTGTAAAGGGAGATGTCAGCACATACAATACTGCAAATGGGCTAGACAACTCCGATACGCGCCCAGAGGGCTTTAAGGTTCTGCTAGGCAAGCTCATAAGCGGAACCACACCGATATCAGGCGCTTTGGGCATTGTAGGACCGCAGTACCCGGAGCCGGATTCGCCGGCCGTCTCACCTCCGTATCTTTACAATCGTCCTAAAGCCAACCTCTTAAGAGAAGAAACAGCCAAGCGCCCTGTTAATATTAAGAATATTAAGATGACGACCGCCGATCTCAAAGAAAGAATGTCCGGAACAATAATACACAACCGGATAGGCAACTATGAGCATAACTATCAGATAGTTCAGAGCGCCGGGAGAAGTATTAATGATCCGTTCTTCCGAGATCAGTCGTTTGACTTTGCGTTATATCCCGAGACAGTTTTCGGCAGGGGGTACGGACTTCCGAACGTCGTCCCAAGGGTAACAAATTTACATTCAGTATGGGTGGGCGGCGCGTTCGAATCGTCCGCGGCACTCTTTGCTGGCAGCGTAACTCCCTCGTCGGCGATTCAGGACGCGTGGGATGTAACCGCGGCAGCTGCATCGTTATCGGAATGGAATACAGCCCTGGCCGGAAAACAGATTACTGTTTCAGCCTGGATATATAAGCAAGCGGATGGGGGATCCAGCCTAGGTCGCATTCTTAGCATTGGCGACGGCGGCGCCGATCAGTTTGATATTTATACAACCAGTGCTGAGGTTATACGAGTTCAGGGCGAGTGTGGCGCTAGTGATTTGGATAACCGCACCGCCGCGGGCGCCATATCTTTAAATACGTGGCATCATGTTGTTGTAGCCTGGGATGGGAACGCTAGTACTCCCGAAGCTGCAACTGTATATGTTGATGGCGCTGCCGTAGCACTCGACGGAAGTTATAACACCGCAAGAAGTGGGTGGATTGCTGGTTCCTTTACCGAGACAGGGGTCGTTGTGGGTAGCAATAGCGACCAAGACCGCGCCTTCGCCGGCTATATTAACGACGTTGCGATTTGGGACAGAAAGCTTACTGCAGCCGAGATCAAGACAGTGTATAACGACGGTTATGTGACAGATTTAAGAGCGGTGATGCGCTCCGGAGCTATCGCTTGGTGGAGAATGGGCGACGGTACTGGCGACACGAACAGTACCATTGAGAGAGGGAGACTCATAGATCAGATTGGTACAAACACGCTATGGGGTATTAGCAACGACCCGGGTTACACCATGATCGGGAGAAATCAGGTTTCTTCTCCAAACTTCTTCGTTTCAAGTACGAAAAACTTCGCTCTCCCCGATCGAACAGGCCCCAACTCGAACCATAGCATTTTTGTAAATCGCTTTGGCGCACCCGGCGGCTACGAAGTAGCATCACTTGGTTATATGGACCCGGCTCACGAAGAGAAATCAGTTTACAACGCTCTTCCGTTCCGCAATTTACCAGTGAGAAGCTCTGGAAGTGGTTATTCTGGGAGCATGCGCGTACTCGATCAACTGAACCATAGCCGCGGCTTGCGAACCCTAGAAGCCCTACACTGCGGCCAGTTCGGCATCGATGGACAATATGGCGTACTTCCGCTGCTGACGTATCCCACAACCCCTTCATGGCAGAAGATTAATCGTAACGCCAGACATCGATTTGAGTTTAGGACTCAGCTTGCCGGCGAGAGCGGTTCCAATCGCGCGTTTACCGACGCTGAGTTATTACTTACCGGCACTGTATACGATAATGCTAATGTTTATCGTCCGATTCCTCAGAGTACTAAGCAATATTCGTGGGTTAATGCATCTATGATTAGTGGTGCAACATTCTTTGGATATGATGGTCCGGTACAGTATCCTAGTTCGGCCGCAGGATACGGCGCACCATACGGCTGGCCGGTTACCAAAATGGAGAACGTGCTTGTTACATCAGGTTCGACTTATTATTATGACGATCTGTACATAGACAATTTTGCAGGCAGCGCTGGACGGCTGGTAATAGATAGTGTTGCGGAAGATACTCAGCTTTTATATGCTAATGCTGACTCTCCGCTTGATGTTGGAACATATTCTGGCCATTTCGACGGCTCGACGTCGGAAGTGGACATAGGGACATGCTCTACGTGGGATGCACTGATTGGTGGCGCCGACGCAGCAGCCAAGCCGTTTACGTTAGCAGCGTGGATATATTTAGATCCCGACGACTTGACCGACAGTGGTATGATATTTTCATTTGGAGCTTACGATGGTTCCCTCGGCGTACGACAGGTATACAAAGTTTCTGGAGCAAAAACACTTAGATTTGTAATTAGTGCCGACGTCGCTATCAGCGCGACGACTTCCGCGGCCCTTGGTGGGGTGGGATGGTATCATGTTGCAGCAACCTACACCGGTGGCTCCACGCACGGAGACGGAGTGGGCACGATGCGCATCTATATTAATGGAGAGCCAAACGCCAGTCCTTCAGTAATGACTGCTGCGCATGCCTTCGACGACGAGGCGCTACAATGCTATGTGGGTAATCGTACAGCCACCTTCTCGAAGAGTCCATTTAATGGCTACATCGCCGACGCCGCGGTTTGGTCGTCAGCCCTATCGGCGGCTAATATACTTACTTTATATAATGCCGGTTCTACTTGGGGAGCAGGACGCCCCGTTGACATATATTCGGCATTGCCCACCAATTTGCTAGCATGGTATCGTATGTCTCCATGGAAGAACATCGTGGGTTCTGCGCAGGTAGAAGGCGATACCAAGACAACAGTCCTTAACTGTGTACCTTCGCCGACAGCCGGCACTACAGGAGTGGCCACTGGCTTAGAACTAGTACGTTTTAGTCCTAACAGTGTCGACGGCCTCAATGTCTTGTTAAATAACCGCAACGGCCCCTACGGTTGGCCCACCTTCCGTCAGACTCAAGTGGGGCCTCATCAGAGTCCTGTTGTGGTCGCCCTGCGAAACAAGAACCTCATATCGCTCCGTACGCGCGCCAGCACCAACCGTCCACAGGTTTTCCCGGCTAATGGCAACTCTATCGTCCAATACCACGAAGCGCCCATCCAGAGCCTTCACAGGCCCTTGGAACACACTATCGTTTCGTTGAATAACACGGAGGACCCGGCCTCTGACTCCTTGTATCAGGTGCTAACTTATAAGAGTTCTTATGGTAACAAGCTCGATTACTTTACAAACATTCAGTTGAACAACAAACTCGACTTGCAATACCACACAAGAAGATCGGATTTATATATTAATCGTCTCAATGCAATTCTGCTTAAAGATCAGGCAGACCAGAGCAACTCTCCATTTGAGACCCTCAACGCTCTGCATGTTAACTATAGTCAGAGAGTATATCCTGCAGGAATAAATGTTTATCGCCCGCAAAACAGAAAGCGCGAGGCTTTTAGCATCAACGAGATATGGAATTTTGATCGTGATACTAGAAGTTCCGGTACCGGCTCAACACTCGGAAGAGAATTGCCAGGCATCACAGACCGAGTGGTATCAGCCAGTACATGGCCGTTAGATGGGCACAACCAGTTTACGAAGTGTTGGTCCATTAGCCCCTATAGTGGATCTGGGGTGCTGATGAATGCGTTTTCGGGGTTTAATCAGAAAGATGAGGGAGCTATTAGTGCTAGTGCGACTTATGCTTCTAGGGCTCCTTATGGATTAAAATACAGTCGGACCGTATTTGGTGGAGATGCGCAATGGATTGCCGCGACTCAAGCCGGCAAAGAGCCTTATACTGATTATGACAAGCATTGTGAGAATCTAAGATTAGTAGGCAAAGACTACTCTATAGTTCCCGAGTTCCGAATAAGCGAGCATATGGATTATTATCTTAACTCTGCTTCCGTTGATTGGCTGGCTGACAACGATGGTTTCTTGACTTTGACGGGGTCGGTGCTTTCTAGCAGTACACAAGACAACTTTTTCAAGACATATACTAACTCTGATTTCTTGAAACTTTTTGATGCTGTTGATGGAGATTATGGGGACAACATGTTGGTTAATAATGATATTATTAAGAAAGACAAACTGTCTCTCCGATGTAGTGCATTGCTTAAGTTTTTGCCATATAAGGGGTTTTACCCTGCGGAAAGGGCTGCTGAAATGTACAGCATATATTCCGCCTCCTATGCGCCGAACTGGCTAGCGATGTCATCGGACACGGCCACCTACGGCACGGCGGGCACTTTCACTCGATTTGCTCCCGCTGCTCGGGCCATAGTAGAGCCGCTGTTTTCTCCGGGTATATTGTTCAATAGTATTAAGTCGGGCGTCGGCGTCGGCAACTTTATCATAAGAAACAAACCCGCGTCCAACAAAAGCACATCTTTGTTCGATATTACTTCTTCTACAACCACGGCCGAGCAGCTCATGAATGCCGAGCATATAGGCGCTAGCGACCAGGATCTACCGTACTATGGGAACAGCAATGGCCACGGCCTTTTGAATGTGCCCCTCTCTTCATCAAAGCTCTCGCGCACCACACTTGCGAATTCTAATTATTATTATATGCAAAAGTTGCCCTTTGAAGCCTTGCTAAGCCCCAGAGATTATATATCCGCTCCAGCGATGGGCGCCAGCGCCGAAGCAATATCTAATGGCGATTATTATCTTTATGATAGGGGTGTTGGTTCTGCTAGTATTGCTAGCGCATATACAAGCTCTTTTGGTGATCTTAAAAATCTTAATCGAACGACGTGGAATGGAGATGGTAAAGAAAATTATGAATTGGCCATCGACAACTTTGTTTGCGAAAGCATAGATTTTTTTCAAGAGCCGCTAGTGAGTTATGTTTCTAAAAGAGAAGATGAGTTTGAAGAGGTTATCGCTAAAAAAACGTATGCTCTACGCGCACGAATATATCGTACGCTTGTAGAGGGTACACTAACGAACGATGCACTTACGGAATATACAGTAAATACAGCGGATACCTCCAAATTTACGATGTATGATAGGATTAGTGGGTTCGGAAGACCGATTTCTGCTTCTTATGGAGCCACCGCTGAGCGTGTCGCGTGTCCTTCCTTTGTACACGTAGCGCCACCATATTATGGAGGGTTTTGTGAGGTCTTAATCAGGTTCACCCCGGAGTGGGGCGGACGTCCACGACTGGAGGACATATTTTCGGGAAGCACAGTAACTTACCAGCGGTCTGGGGAAATAATGCCAGCCGCTATCGCCGACAAAAGTCATGCAGATAATACTGAAATTAATATTACCGATAATCCTCTTAAAGGAAAAGCCATGCAGATGTCAGCGAGTGTTAATCTAAACGATATACTGACGTCGATCATTCCGGGGACACTCACTCCCGAGAAGCGATGGTTGATCCAGACAAAGTTTGAAACCCCCGTATTGAACTTCACTGGAAGTCGTACCGCAAATTTTGATCCCGGGACCCCGCCCGCTGCCTCAACCTTCTCGTGGGCGAACTCCCCGGGCACCGCCAAGAGCGTCCCAACTCAGATGGTCACCCGAGGCATGTGGCATCAGTATGGGGTTGTTCCA